CGGTATTAGTGCAAACACTCCGGGTAATGGCGGGAGTATTGGGCAGAATTCTCAGACTGTTAATGTGTCTGGGGGCAAACTGATTATTAGTGCCGACGACAGTGGTATTCTCACGCTCCGCTCAAAGTTCGGCAACTATCAGATGTATTCTCGAGGCCACAATCTATGGGAAGTAAATCTCAAAGACATTCAGCAAACAATCGTCGGCCAAAACCCCGCCGCCAACGCGGGTGGCGGAGGCGGCGGAGGCGGCGGAACTCCCGCGCCCGGCGGCTCCGGAAAGGGCGCGGCAGCGCTGGCATGGGTAATGGCCCGATTGGGCAAATTTGCTTATTGTCAATGTCCCGGTAGGCAAGACCCTGATAATTCTGGTATCACGGATTGCAGTGGTTTAATGTATGCAGCCTATAAGAACACGTCAAACACATTTGTTGGCACTTGGACGGGCGATCAATATTTCCGCGGGGCCGAGCCATTTCCTCGCCGTGGCGGGGCTATGACGGCCGCTGAGCGCGCCCAGTTGCGGCCTGGGGACATGATCGTTATGGCCTGGAAGTCCACGGGTAGTTACTATCCCGAGACAGACCATGTTGAAATGGTGGTAGACTCGAATACGCTTGTGGGACATGGCGGCAATCCCCATTATGGTCCAGTAACTAAGTCTATTGATGTTCTCGCCGGCACTCGCTGGTGGACGGTAAGGCGTCACGAATGAAAAAGAAATTCTCCTACTATAGTTTCTCTAATGTGCTCTCGTATGCGGGAGTGTTTAACATGGTTATGGGCGCCCGCGGTCTTGGAAAGACCTATGGCGCCAAGAAAATTGTTATCAAGAACGCGATCAACAAGGGGCAGCAATTCATCTATCTTCGTCGTTACAAGACCGAACTCAAGGGGCGCAACAGTTTCTTCGCTGACATTCAACACGAATTCCCCGATGAGGAATTTCGTGTAGAAGGCCAGTATGCTCAGCGCAAGGTTGGGAAGAAATGGGAAACCATTGGGTATTTCATTCCCCTTTCTACTGCACAGGCAAACAAGTCAATTGCATACCCAAATGTCTACACCATTATCTTTGATGAATTCATCATTGATAAAGGTTCGCTGAGATACCTCCCCGATGAAGCCAAAGTCTTCATGGATTTTTACTCCACGGTAGACCGCTATCAAGACCGGGTGCGGTGTCTCATGCTTTCCAATGCGGTAAGCATTATGAATCCATATTTCATTCGATTTCACATTGAGCCTAAGAAAGGAATTAGTCGTCACGCCGATGGATTTATCGTCACCGACTTCGTCAACAGCGAGCAATTCCAGTCCGAAGTAGCACACACCCGCTTCGGATCATTCATCACGAACTATGCTGAGGACTATGCCGACTACTCAATCTCCAACAAATTCGCAGATAACTATGACGACTTCGTCATGAAAAAGACCGGAAAAGCCAAATACGCATTCTCCCTCCGCTGCCCCGACGGCGAGGTCTCCATATGGATCGACGGCGGCACATGGTTCGCCCAGCGCCGCCAGCCCCGTGGGGATAGGGTAAGATGGGCCTATAAGGTCTCGGACCTGAGGGAGGGGGAGAGGTTGCTCATGTACGGAGATAAGGTGCTCAGCATTATGCGCAGCACATATAGAAAGGGGCGACTTTTCTCCGACTCGCCCGAGACCAGAAACATGTTCGCTGAAATCTTTGTCCGATGATACACATTAACCCCACCACGATTGACGTCGCACTAATTCTAGGCGTCATATCCCTAATTACAATCGCGGGACGTTTCGTCTATCGTGCCACAATCTTTATGGATCACTTATCCACAATGCTGAATGCATGGGACGGAAAAGATGGAATGCCCAGCGTGCTAGACCGGCTTGAAGATATTGAAGACAAGTTGAAAGACGTTCAGTATCACGTCAAGCCAAATCACGGCGGCTCAAGCGTAGACGCGCAAAACCGTCAACTCAAAGAAATCATTTCCTATCTCAAGGAGAAAAACAATGGGTGAGCACGAGTCCCCCAAGCCTCCCTTCATTCCCGATGCATACCGTATGTGGATTTACACTGTATGCGTTGGCGTCCTCGTTTGTCTCGGTGTCTGGGGCATTCTTGATGGTGACAAGATTAGTGCCCTTAATTTCCTGTTCGCTGCATTCTTCGGCGTCGCAGCGTCTAACACGCCGCGAGGAAAGGCGTCCTGATGGTCACCCGCGCAAGCATTGTCTCCGCCGCCCAGGAGGAAATCGGATACTCCCGATGGGCCGACGACGAAGCGGGCACCAAGTATGGGCGCTGGTACGCCCAAGCAACCGGCTCCCCCAGTTTCGGTGCCAGCGGCGTCCCCTACTGCGATATGTTCGTGTCCTACATCCTCGCCAAGGCAGGCATTAACTGGGTAAGCGCCTACGTCCCCGGCCGCGAGAATCAGGCCCGTCAGCGCGGCGTCCTCATTAACAAATGGGACGTGCGCCCCGGCGACCTAGTCACCTTCGACTGGCAGGGAGACGGAGAGTCCGACCATATCGGAATCGCTACCAGCGCACCCTACGGGACCAAGATTGACACTATTGAAGGTAATACTTCGTGGGGTTATTCCGGATCGCAGGGTAATGGTGGTGTCGTCACCAATAAGCAGCGCGATATGGATGACGTTGTTTGGGGCATTCGTGTAGTCGACGACAACTCCGCCATTTCCAGTGGCGGCGATATCCGAGACATTCAGCGAATTCTTGGTGCTGTGCAGGACAATATTCTCGGTACCGATACTGAAAAGCGAATGTGTGCCGTCATCAAGGCCAGCAACTGGGGCGGACGAGAGTTCCCCTGGGGCGTCACATACACTCAGAGCGTCATCGGCACGGAGCCCGACGGCGTATGGGGCGACGCCAGCAAAGCCGCCCACGATCGCGTCATCGAATCCCTGCAGGCCGCACTCGGCGTCACCGTCGACGGCATATGGGGCCCCGAAACCTGGGCCGCCTGGGAGCGACTAGCCCGCACCGCAGAACGCCCATAATAAATAGTTAACCCCCGGAAGGAACCAACCACTTCCGGGGGTTAACTATGTCCTCACATATCAAGTGCTGTCAAATCCACTCCAATCGACTCAAGGCAATTTAGATAAAACTCGCGGCACTTATCTCTACCGTTGTGCCCGAATCGCTTAATGGTATTCTGTCCCGTCACCTTATTCGCAAACACCACGCGGTTATCAGGCCAACCATAAAGGTCAAGCCGAAAGTCAATGGAATCAATCAAAATTCTATCACAATGCACACTAATGCTACATCCTGGCAATTGGTCAGGCAGATTAAGGCTCTGAGCAAGTTCTCTAAGATGATACATTAAATCACTCCCATACTTTCCAAGCCCAATTCATAAAGAGCAAGATTTCTTTCCTCTAGTGATTCATAATAAATAATGACACCACTCTGTGTCTCAAAAGGATTCCACACTTCCATACAATAGTCATTAATCAAACGAAATGCTGTGTAACCACAATAAAGAATGTTGCTACCACCCTGCGTGTAACACTCTCTCATACCATAACAACGCAACTTTCTTTTAATCGTCTGCGTCAACATCGTCTTCAAACTCCACCGACCACTTCACCATCGCCGCAGACATTTCTGGCGTTTCATTGTAATCAGTGTTCTTGATAAACCAGTTTCCATACCCGTTACGAGTAAGCGTAATTCCATTAGTCATATTCCAGTCCCGTCTTTGTATTTGCAATTACACTAATATCTACGATTCGGTACTTATCACCTTTCCAATAATGAAGGCGCTTAGTGTCAGGATAATAACGAACATTCCAGCCCTTAATTAAGCGATCCGTTATAAAATTACTCATCTTCCAATTAGTGAGAGCAACGAAATCGTCACCGTCACCGTGATGCGATCTGCGTCTCATTTGACAATTCATTCAAATAGTTCTTAATTCTGCTTGCGATGAGAAAGTTGTGCAACATCTTAAATTCCTCCTTAGTGAGTTCGATATCCACATATCCTTCGCCTTTAAGAAAATATTTCACGATGAAAACCTAACCTGAAACAATGCTGCATTTATTGCTGTGGGCAAATCGCTGAAAGATCGAATATAACCATTCTTTCCAACTAATTCATAATATCCAGAACATACGTTAACGTATACATCATCTGAATAATACCAGCGATTCCCAACGATTTTAATCGGAGTATTCGTCACAGCCTATCTCCAATCCAAGCCAACAACTCCCATTGCGAACCAAACCAAAACAAGTCACCGTCCGTATCGCGCACCTCCCATTTCCGCGAACCTTTACGAAGTACATAAATCTCCTCACTACCATAACTCACAATACCCCTTTGGCCGGCTGCCCAAGTCTGAACACTGTACCCCGCCTCCTCGTAGAACTTGCTCGCCCCTGCCCCAAGCAGTGTCTTGATCGCGTCCATCTCAGTTCCTTCCGTTCCCAGTGACTTAATCGCCACTCCGTTCATGTATTAATAATGCACCCTAGTTCTCCAGCAGTCAAGTTATCCGCACGTGAACTACACCACACAAACAAATGTCCTAACATAAGCGGCCCTATTGTACTAACAATAGAGCCGCTTATTAATATGCCATACCGCCGACCTACCATAGATGCATTACGTTGTCAAGCGAAATCGTGTGATACGTGACACTATTTGACGAAAATGGGGGTGATCTTCGTCACATGAAAGGGGG